AGCAGCGGTAGTACCAAAGGCACGACCAGTCGCAGCAACGGTGATTGTAGTTGCACCAGCAACTGTAGCAACCAACATACGTTCACCAGTTCTAGCGTTCATGATTGTGTCGCCAGGGGTGAAGATGTAAGCTGAACTACTACCAGCACCTGTAACAGTGATAGTAACGGCACCAGAAGCGGCATAAGTACCACTCACACGCGCATAACGGCCACCGTAGAAATCCTCGAACCAACCAAACTCGGGGTTTCCTGTAGCTTCTTTGAGCATACCCATTCCAGTCCAAGCTTTGCCGTCCCACACTTTACCTACGTTAGTAAGCAAAGATACGAGAGGATGCTTATTTGGTTCAAGAAGCATGATTTTGTCAGCTACTTCAACGATAAGACGTCCTTCAGCAGACGACACAGCGGTAGAACGAGCTGCGTTTCCAGATGCGTTTGTCACGACACCTTGGTCGTGAGTAGGCTCTGTATAATATGGAAATTTAGGCATATAATTACCTGTCTAATAAATTTTAGTGAATTATATGCTCACGAAATAATTAAGAATTTGGGTTCTTATGACTACTGATAAGGGAGTCAATAATATTTTGGTCTCGAACAATAGATGAACCCTGTGACTGACCGCCTCCAGCATTCGCCGCGAAGTTTTTAGCTTCTTCGGCTGCCTTCTCTTCTGCTTCTTTTATAGACTGTTGGGTATATTTCTTACCCTTAACAGCATGGTAAGCAATTTCGATATCGAACTGTTCTGGATGTTCATCAAACCATTTGTCGATATCCACGGCATAGTCTTGGTAGTCCGTAGTGTTCTTGATAAAATTATTAGTCTTATTTTCGAACTCTCTGCGTTCCTCTGACTCAGTAAGAGCTTTATTTAAATTTTGCTCTGACTTTGTCAATCTGTCTACCACTTGGCCAACTTTTTCTTCTACCTTTTTCATAATGAGTTCTTCAATTTGAGCAGGTGAAGTTTTGTCGTATTGTTCTTTTCCAAGTTCTTTCTTTACTTGTGCATGAGCATCTGCAACTTGAGTTGCATCTTCGATTTTTACCTTACCTTCCATAACGGATTGAGCAAGGTTCTTATCGATTTTACCAGCCATGATAGCCTCGATAACTTCAGGCTGACTTTCGAGTTTTTCGATAAGTGGAGTAACAACTTTTACGAAATTGCGCAAATCGCCAACTTCTTCACTTTGTTCTCCAAATTTACGTGAGAGTTCTTCATAATCGTTTTTGTAGTCTTTGGAATCAACACCTTTTTTATCGTTTGGCTCCCCACTAGACCCCGTTTGCACTTGCGCGCCACCGTTGGCCTGCGGACCAGGTTGAATTAAGGCGTCTACTCCTTGACTAGGAGTTTGAGTAGTATCACTCATATAATTTCTTCATAGTTAATTACCTTTTCAGGTAAAATAAACAAATTTGTCTATTTTATTATTCTTCGTCTGATTCCCTCATTACTTTTTCTCGGCGTCTGGATAAATTCTTAGCGATATTGGTTAGGTCGACCTTATCTTTAACCGCATCGCCATTTTTCTTTAACCTTTCGCCGATAGCATTATGTATCTTTTGGGAATCTGCTATAGCTTTTTTGTCTTCTTGTGTGAGCTTCATATATTTATAAATTACTTATATGTAGTAAATTTTTTATTGAAATCTTTTACAAGTCCTGGAGTTGGATTGACCACTTCTCCTGTTGCCTTGTTGATAGCATGTCCAGCCTTCTTGGCTCCTTTAATAAATTTTTGCATTTCTGCACTAGTTTTTTTTTGCTCTGCTATCTTGCGCGTCTGGTCTTGGACATATTCGCGAGCTTTCACCATGTTGCCCGATTTGACACTGCCTTTAATAGTGTTAAAAGCTTTGTCAAAATTCTTTGCGCCCATGATACCTTCTGCCATTCCAGCCTTGCCCATCATTTTGCTTGTAAGACCCCATTGACCTTTTGTTGCTTTGATAGCACTTTTAGCTCGTGAGGGGGCAGACATAACGTCTGAAGCGACATCAACTGCTTTCGACACGGCTCGTTTAACCCATGAATTTTTCTTTGTTGCTGTTGCCATACCTCTTTTTTAAGATTTTTTTTATTTCTTTATTCTTGCGTCTACGAGACGAGATATCGTCTTTCAGTCTACCCTCAGATTTAGAGACATCGGTAGAACGCGCGGTCGTGTCGTAATTATTTTCCATACTATTTTTTAGCGGCTTCAGATGTTTTGGAACGTACCATTGCCTGCTTATGTTCTTTCGACGACTTGACTTCTCCACTATAAGACTTCCCATCTTTATAGCAAATACGCAAATATTTCCCAGGCTTTGGGTTTATAGTTCTTACTCTCCCACCGTCTGAAACACATTTTAAAAAATCCGCTGGCATACTAATAATCCTCTTCCTTGTCTTCTTTTTCTTTTTTATTAAGACAAGCAATTTCCTTTATTTGAATATCCCACGTCTCGCGACTTTCACCCATATTTTCATTAAGAGAATGAGAAGTTATTTTTCCCTTTACCAGGAGTAGAACCTCGGATTCAGCGTCGTAACCTTTAAGTTCTGGCGCGTTCTTACTGTTAATATATAGACTAGGATATATGACACCATTTGACATATCAGGAGCGCAACACATGTCTTCATTCTTTTTACGTTTGGGTGGCTTGTATCCAGCGTTATGTAGTTTGACATTTTTAATTATGTCAGAAACTATTTTTCTTTTCTCTGTTTTTTCCATAGAGTTATAGTAACCATTATGCATTATAACATAAGTCCCTATTTTTTTTGTTCATCATTGTTTGTGTTTGCTGCTTCACCGTTTCTTTCCGCAACTAATCTAGTAATTTCCTCTTCCAAATAATACAAACCCTGCCTTATACCTTGGATTCTACACATTGTAGTTGGGTCTTTGAAAGGGTCGATTGCAATAAGAGAATTTATTACAAGCGCGTCTTTCTCTCGAGCGAATTGTCTAATCGCTTTCCAGAAAATACTATTTGATAACTCGAGGAAGTATTCCTTCATTAATGCTTCGGATAATTCCTCGTCTCCCATGCTGACTTTTTGTTCTTCTTGATTCATATAAATATATTATTATCTTTGAATATTCATAGCCCTGTTAGCGATATTGCCTTCTGGCGTATATGCCGTATTTACAGGGATGTTTGTGTTGACCTTGCCTGTTCTATTTAATCCTCGTGGGTTCGTAGTTGCTCCTCCGCCTATCTTTGGAGCTGTCGGAGGCAAGCTACCAGAATTTAGCAGGTTAATCGGGGCCGCGGCCTCACTGAATCCAGACCTGTTACCCAAAAGTGCCACAGCTTGTTTAACAACATCCGCGGGTATCTTACCGCTCGAGATACCGCCTGGGAGTAACTCTGTACTAGCCTCTTGTGGAGCGCCAGGTGGGAGCATGCCCATGACTTCTGGTGGAACACCTTGCTGACCTCCAGGCATTTCTCCCAACATAGGTTGCTGTGGTTCTTCAGGTTTAGCGATGGAATCAAGATTCCAACTCCAACTCTGCAATACTTTAGAGGTAAGTTTCCTTGGGTCAACAAATGGCAAGCTGACAAGCAATTGGAACAAATCCATGCCTTGCTTCTTATCAATGTCATTTTTACCAGCAATTGAAGGTATAACAGAAGCTTTGTAATCGAACATACCCATCAAATCATCCTTCTCTATCAATGGAAATAACTCATTACCATCCTCACCAACGATTCTGATAGTCATCGACTTAGAATAGAACTGTCGATACATTGTTATCCAATATCGCAACATCATCGCGTAAGCGTCTCCTAAATGGTTAACAAATAGTCTCACGCGCTCAAGAGTTGATTCTCTCAAATGCCTAATTTCAGTAGCACTTGTCGAACCGCCACCACCAACACCCATAGAGAAATCATCAACACCAGAGGCATACCTCATGTCACCTTTAAGCAATTCTTCTTCTCTATACGCGCTCGCTTTAATATCTGAAAATTGGACCTCTCGTACGCCTTGTGGGTCTGGAGAATAGATGATACCAAATGGACGAGTGACAAGTTCTTTCTTATCAATATTCGCAAGCGGGTTAACAATCCACATCTTATGGATATTTAGTGTCATCGCATCAAGCCTCTGGTTTTTCACCATGTTTAACATAATCTGTGGATTCTCAAGCAAGATAGGAAGACCCACACCCTCGAATTCATTTGGCAACTTTAAATAAGGCACATCGATAAAAGGAGCCTCTTTAAAGTCGTAAGGATTAGGCATTGAACCGCCGCGAAGAATAGGCACCTCACTCACCATCACAGCATACTCATCATCAAATGGTCTCCACCATTCAAATACCTCATACATCTTTAGCTTTGAATCTTCTGACGCTGTATAAATCTGAGAAGTAATCCCCTGATTACTAAATATTGTATCGTCACCCTTGTTAATTCCCTGATGTGTCTTCTTAACTTCACTGCGAATTGACGCATAATCCAATAAATCCCCGCGTCCGCTAGCAAAGGCCATCTCTAATCTTTTCTTTTCAGCCATTGGGTATCTTCGACGTATCTCTGGCTCTGTCAGCAAGAGGCGCTTAAACCAATACTGCTTACTCTGACGAGGGATATTGTGCCAATCGTACCAAAGAGAGTAGTTGTCTACGTGTTCTGCAAATGGAGCATCATAAAAAACCTGTTCTTTTTCCTTCCATTCGTATTTCTTATTGACAATATTTTTAGTCTGGAGAAATTTATGTGTTCGTACATCTTTCTTCCACCCAACCTGCATAAATCCAGTTCCAAACATCAATGAAGAACGAGTTATCATTTCTGACACACTGTCCATTCCAGCCAACTCCCAGGCATACTCCCCAAGGTTTTGTACCTTCTGAGATTTCAATTGGTCGTCCTCATTTCTACCTTGCACGGTAAATTCTGGACGAGCATCCAATATGCGCGGCATTAATGTTTCGATAACAGCGTTGACATAAGGGACAAAGATATTGGAACGCCATGTTTGGCCCAATGCTCTTAGCTCTCTTGACCTATCACCGTTGTAAGCCATGTATAACTTATACGACCTATCCAACTGTGGCTTAATACAATTGGTAAAATATAACTTAGCATCATCCAGCTGAAGGCGGAACAACCTCATCATCTCAGTTTCCTTGTTGCTGAAATCCTCTGGTCGATAGGTTTTTGAACTACTCGTAGCCATAGAATTATTGTACAAAATAATGTGTGTAATTTAATTGGTCCATTGGTTTATCAGACATTACTTTGAATCCCTGAAAGCCAATAGCTGCACCGAATATACAGTCATCATGAAAAGTTGATTGTGGTTTCATATCTCCTGAATCGTCATAAACAAATACGGACATTTCATCTAGCAACTCTTTACTATGAATCGTTAAATCCTCGTCTCTGACTGCTTGTGCAAAATCATCTATCAAAATATCTCGCGTCATTTTTGTTGTCTTCCAACCCAATTTATCGCTTGTCAGCATTCCAAAGCCATCAAACTTAGCTGGTCTAAAATAAAGACACGGATATATTTTCTGCTTTAGTACGGTTATCGTAGTAAGCCCATGGTTGTTTACCTCAACTACCATCAGAGCGTTGTTGTACTTCCTACCCCACTTATCAAGCTTACCCGCAAAAAGGTCTGGCGCGAGCAACCCTCTAAACATGGCGACCTCTTCACCCGTCATTCTGTCCCATACATGAGCAGTAGAATAATCTCCACCCTCGACTCCTTCTGAAACATCAACACCGAATATGTAATAGTGTCCTGGCTCTGGCTCTCGATAAATTCTCAACCCATCATTCTCGTAAACAGTGAAATCTATGTCTTTTCTCTTATCTCCAACTTTCAACGTGTTCTTTCTTTGTTTAGCGATAATCAATTGGTCGAATACACTACGTCCTGATGCTAAAAATTCAAGCCCATATTCTTGCGCGAACTTCATCGGGTTGTTCATGCGCTTCTTGATGAGTTCAATCTCTTCAAGCGTGTAACCCCACCACCAGCCGTACTCCTTCTTGGTGTACCCATTATCGTCAGTCATCCACATTCTGTGGTACAAGTTACCTTGACCACGCGGAGTGCTCTCGATTACCAAGCTACCATCAATAGGAACAGACGCTTCAAGAGTCATCATCTTTTCTTCCGCATCATCCCAAGCAGAAAGTTCTGTTGCAAGAACGTTATGGAGTGTGTAACCGCGGCCAACATTAACAGTTGAAGGCAAGACAAGAATTTTCGAATCCATCGCAGGAAAAGAAATTTCGTACTTGGAGTTATACTCAATCGTCGGGCGTAATTCCTTTGGTGTTGTCTTATAAAAAGTCTTTACCTTCTGCAAAAGCTCCGCAGTCAGGTCTGCGTTGTAACCGATGATTGCAGTGTTCGTCCCAGGGTTCATGATTGTTTTGTGATAATAGTATCCAACCATGGCTGTGGAGAATCCAATCTGACGAGCTTTAAGAATAATAACACGCGGGTCCGTGCGCACTGCATTAAACAAATCCTTTTGAGCTTCATTTAAAATGAAAGGAACAAGACTCCCTGGCTTTTTTCCCTTTATCTTCGTAAAATTTTCAAGATAGAATTTGGGGTCTCGTAATTTTTCCAGGGGGTATTTATTTGGTTCCATCATATAACATTTTTGCCAACTCGGCCTCTTCCTCTCTCTTCTTCTTTTCGTTCTCTGGCATTGTTGGCACGATTACTTCATATGTATCTTCTACTGTTTTTCCATCAATTACATCTGGTGATTCTATAAGTTTTGATTCTCCGTCTTCTTTAGCGACAGCAGCGAGGATAGCTTCCTCCCAACTCTTTCCAGAGTCTTCTGCCTTTTCGTACTTATCAAGACCGAGAGATTTTAGCAGCGTCTGGAGACTGGTCAACCTGACTTGTTCGCTTGAGCTATCTTCAAACATCCCCTTCAAGCCTTCGACTATGTAGTCAAGGCTGATACCATTGCGCGCGAGCGCGTCATGATACTCTTTTCTGATAGCCATCTTGTCCAATGTGCGAAACACTTCCGCAGCTGTTTTAAGTCCTGCCATCTTTCTCAGTTCGTTCACATCAGTAACACCTTGTGACATTGCCTTCAATAATATGTTTTGTGCATAGTTATTAGAAGAATAGAACTTCCTAGCTCCTTGCACGAACACGACGGGTTTTAGCTTTTTTTCTTCCATATTTATTGAATTGGTTCTTAATATAAGGGGCGACTCTATTCGAATACAGATAAGTGTATTTCTCTTCGCCTAATTCATCATTGAAACATTTGATGTAATTTAATACATAGTCTGAGAACTCCGCGAAGTTCATTCTCTTTTCTTCTCCGTACTTTAAGAGTTCAAACCGTTCTTCCATCTGGTAAACTAGGAACAGGCACCCAAGGTTCATGTACTTATATGGATATTCGTACTTCTCTTCAAACGGATTTCCTAAATCAAAATTAGGGAACAAATCACATATATAGCTGCCAACCAACTTAGAGGACATCGACGTTGGCTCCAAAATCACTCGATTATTATATCCAACAAAATTTTTCATGAATACGCCGAAGGCATTTTCCATCTTCCAACCATTGGCCATAAGCTTGTCTCTCTTCTTCCCCATGTAACAGAATCTCCGTGAGAGCCAATAATATTTTACGGTTGTATCAAACAATATCTCGTCATGTCTTCTACAGGTATCTCTCATAATCCTGGTGTATTCATCTACGCTTCCTGTCGGAATATTATTGAAAACACTCACTTGTTCTAAATCACATTTTCTTTTTACCATTTCGTCACCCGTGTACACAAACTCGTACTCACGTTCATAATTTTTAAATTCCATATAAAATATAGACTACTGCCTCATCATGCTATTAATAGGGCTCATAGACCTACCACCCATAGTAGGCCCTTCTTCAGGTGGAGCATCTGGAGACAATATGCTTAAAGCGTTCTCAAATAAAACAAGCAAGTCTGGGTCTTCTTGCTCTAATCTTTGGGTAAATGCACTGATTGATTCTATATTCCCTGGGTCTACACCAAGTTGCTCCATTGAAGCATAAAGCTTTTTGAGCATCTCCAACTTTGATAATCGTACCTTTTCGCCGCTCATAGTCTGCAACTTCTCTACTTCTTGTGCTCTTTTCTCGAGTGTCTCGTATTTCTTCTCTAGTTTGTTAGCCTTACGATTCTGAATCATGTTAGGGATAGCGCCCATCAGAGATTTGGGAGAAAGTTTGCTCGTTAGACTCTTCAGGTCTAACCCTGATTTTTTCACTTCTGGCATAAAACTGCATTTAATTTTTAATTTTAAACGCGATACTCAACGCATTTTAAGTTTTTGTGACTCCATTATAACATAAGTCCCTATTTTTTTAGGTGATTCGTGTGTAAAAATAAAAAAACAGCCCATGCTCGACTGTTTCTTTATCAAAAAGCTCTTTACACCATGCCAGCCCACACACAATTTAAGCAAGGTTTAAAGATATATTAGCACCAATTGATTAATAAATTAGTTTCTTGGGGGCGGACAGTAACTGCCTGGAAAGGCAGATATGTAACTAGGTGTAGGACTGTCGACCTTGACACCCATTTCTTTTAGTTTAGATTTTGTTGCATAGAAGATTTCAAAGACCGCGTCAGACATATCTTCTCGTTCAAAATCCACTGAACGAACAGAACTTTGTTTTGTTTCTCCCCACCCAGTCCCTAGGTCCATAGACCTCTGGGAGACTCCATCAACCGCACTGCACGACAAGCTATAAGACTGTGCTGATGCTTGAGCCGCTGCACTATGGGATACGCTACTGGCCGTTACCCCATGGTTATAGATAGGTCCAGTTATATTAGTAAACGTCCTAAACGTTGGTGGAAAATCAAACAAACTAGGTTTTTCTCTATAGATAGCTACCCCGATGACTCCCTGGTTGCCACCTTTGCCTACTCTAGCTGAATAAGACTTGTTCTTATCACAGAAGTAGAAGGTCGCGACCTCTTCGTCAGACACTCTCCAGCCTTCGATAGTCATCGTGCTGTAGGGTCCGATGACATAGCCAGGAGATTCCAGGCTGCCAGGCTGTCCGTTTAAGGCGGATAGACCGTCAACTGTTGGAATAGCTACAATCCGCGTGGCGCCGTTGTTCTTTATCTTGATTTTAAATTCCGTATTGCTACGACCTTCGATAAAGTAACGACCCTCGTGGAAATATTCACGTACTGGGGTGTTATTTACCAGTACATGAACTTCGTAATTACGTTGATACATATAGTTTTTTCCCGCATATAGGACTTCGTACCTACTCAACGTAGGATTTCATGCCGATATGCATTAACTATTGATGCTATTATATTGTAAAGAGCTTTTATAAGGATTGATACCTCTGTTCTGGTAGCATAGTCAGACATCAGGAAGGAGGGGACCCAATGGACACAACCACCAGAACGCAGATATCAATGCTTTTTATTGAAATATTTTTGGAGTCCTTCTCCGTCTTTGAACCGCACCTTCTTGCGCGCGGGGAAATGCTGCACTGCCTCGCCGTTCAACCCTGGAGCTTCCTTCTCTTTCAAATCAACAATGTAAAACCTTCCAAAATTAGGTAACGTAACAGACCCGCTTTTGTCGAGCTCCATGATAATAGTCTTGAGCAGCGCGTAATAGATAATCCTGACTGAATCAATGTCTACATTATTAGCCCGAGAAGAAACATCCTTGAATAATTTATCTTTAGAAATGAGAGCCATACTAGTCCCAGAGACCTAAGAAATTCTTAAAGAACGATGGACCCATATCATTGAATTGTTTAATCCATGCTTCCATTTGTTCCTTATCAAGATGGGATGTGAAATCAACAGTTATACCATGCTCCCCACCAATCTTACGTGTCTGTCCATTAGGTAATGCGGTATCCGTTATGTATTCATCATTTAATACCCTGCCAATAGCTTCCCACCCTTCAGCATATTTGATTAATTCATCATGCCAACGCTGACATTCTTTACCCTTCTCGGCTGCATCATCGTAGAAATCCATAGGACAACCGTGATGGAATTCTGCCATCTGCCTTAACATTTTAGGCACGATATTAGCTAAATAATAGTTGACGCCCCAGGTATCACAATCAGCGTAGCCTCGTCGGCCACGTTGGATAAAATGCTTTACATCAGTTGGCCAACCACGGACAGTGTCCTGCCAGCGCCATAGAGTGTAATAAAAACACTTTAGTTTATTGTAGACTTGGTCTGCCATAATCTTTTATCTTTTCCCACAACGAGATTAATGTCTCGCCCTTCTGGCCGTATACACCATTGAGTAGGTCAAGGTCTTTTCCAGAGTTCCTTAGTAGTTCAATATTTTTCTTTACATTACTTTTTGTAATAGCTTGAGCATTTTTATCTTTTGGAAGATATTCCTTTACCATATCGTCGAATGCTGCAAAGTCTTTAATCAAGCAATGCCCGCCAGCGCCCCGCCCTTTCTTATGCATAGGGTTGGTATGTACAGGGTTGATGCGCGTATCGTGTACAATCATGTCATGGAGTCTCTCCCAATCAGCGCCGTAGGCTTGGGATAAATCATAGAGCATGTTAAAGAACATGTTTTTAACAACAAAGAAACAGTTCCCACCATACTTAGCTAAGGAAGCCTCTTCATAGGTTCCAACTTTATTGTAAGGCGCAATGGGGAGGTACTTGATAACCGTCTCTGCGATTTCAACCAAGGATGGGTCGCCCATGTTAGAGACTCCAATGAGATTACGTTCAGGAGCATCTGTGTCCATGCGCGCGGTGTCCTCTGAAAGAAACTCTGGGCATAACATGACTACTCTGTCCATGAACGTTTCTTGTAGCTTGCGCACAACATGTGGGGGGACTGTAGACTTGATAACTACCACGGACCCCCTCCCAGTCACAGGCAAGACATCAAAAAGCACTGAATCGTCAAAACCATCTGGTGTAGATGGTGTAGGGACAGCGACGAATACAAGCTGACATTTTTTAATAAGTTCTTTGTTCTCTGCGTACTTAGGGCTGCGGTCGTAACGAACAATCATGTCCTTGTACCCCCGAAGCTCAAAATTATTAGCCAAGTTACCCCCTATAAACCCTTGCCCAATAAACCCTATCTTACTAAATCTCATATGCGTAATATATATACGTAGAATTTTACAAATTATTAGGCAGATGTATCACCAAACCATATCTTTTTCTCTATGTCTTTTAAACCATACTGCCATAGAGGTAATGTATAAGCGCCACCCTTCTTTTCTATCTTATCTTCCATCTTCATGAGGTTTAAATTTAATGAATTCATTGTCTTGTCCATGTCCTCTTTGACTTTATTCATTTGTCTCTGCCATTTTATGTTTTCTACAGCTCTTCGAACTTCTTCCTCTGTATACGTCTCCCCGCATACACGACAAGTGGATATCAAGTTTTCATAATTTACATCACACTTCTTCCCATGACAGAAAAGTCCCGAGCCGTGTACATATAGCAGACTTCGATATTTCTCAAGTATATATACGTCTCTCCCAGCAAGTGACGGGTCTATGTTTATATCAAATCTAGATTTCGAAAACCAGTCGGGGTCTATAGTAGTTATTTTTCTTGCATCTACATTTCCTGATGATATAGTTGATGCTGAAGAAAATGAATTATTTTCCCCTATTGATTTAAACAAGTTCCACAAGTCTTCAGCTTTTAAAGTATCATCCTTCTTTGGCACTTCAACCTCGCGCACACTATCAGGAACAATGTTGTGTTCCTCTTCATCCCACGGCCTTTTCTCAACACCGTCAAAATTTTTAATTTGCATATAACTCCTATTTAAAATCACTTGCACCCTAATGGCAGGGCGGCTTCAAATTACCCACTTGCTAGGGAACGTGCGATTTACCCTGCCATGACCAGCAAAGTCCAGCCGAGACCCATCTTGTAAGATGAGAGCATGGATTATCTTTGCATGATGCCGTTGTATACGCCGTCCCTACCATCGAGGTGCAAATGAATGTGCACTTAACAAGGTTTGCGTTTGCCCATATGTTAGAGGTTAACCCTTTCTTTAGTCTTGTTTTTGCCGCTCAACTTCTCTGTTTGCCACTCTGTAGTCTTGACGCTCTTAACCCCAAGGTCAGTCAATAGGTCAGACGCTACACACCAGAGGACATTGTAGAGCGCTGTCTTGGTGCCATGGGTCTTCTGGTCTTGTTCGAATTGTTTGATAACAGAGTTGGTGAGTTTCATAGAGGTGATACATCATGAATAATCTGGTCATCCCACGGGCAATCAAATCCATCGTTAGAGCAGCTCTTACAGAGCACAGCCCCGCATTCACATTTGAACTTAGCCATACGACAAGAGCATTGTTCGCATTTACTAGCGACCTTTTTCTTTTTGGCTTTAACCACTTTCTTTTTTACTTTAGTAGGCATATGAATATTAACTTAGTTGCGCAGGGTGGATTCGCACCACCGACCTCCTGGTTATGGGCCAGGCGGGCTGCTACTGCCCTACCGCGCGATAAAAAAAATCATGTCTATAAAACATGAATCATTTGCATGTGCAATCGTCATCTCCTTTGCATGAGAGTATAGGATACACAAGCTTAGTCACCCTGTCGAGTAATGGGCAGATAGTTTGCACTTCACTCCTTGTCTGTTGTCGTAGAATGGGGACGTCTTCTTCCTTACGATGCAAGCAAGCGCACAAACCAGACCGATGGGTCAATAGTAATATCCTGATTGCGATTGCCTGAAACATACAAAGCATGGGAGGAGGCCTTTATCGAGGGAAGAAGCACGGACTCTAGAACCCCTTGCCGCTCCCCAATGGATAAAAGCTTTTTAATATATTTTGAGTGACTCCATTATAGCACAAAACTTCACACTTGTCAAGTGAGGTCTAAAAATTTGTAGAAAATTTTTTTGACCTCAGGGTGGTATAAGACCTTGGGACTCCTGGGGGGGGGCTACGAAAATAAGATTATTATATAATAACCTAAAAATTTAAGCGGAGGACGGGAGGGTTCCAATTTGATAGTATCTGCGTGAGCCTAACGTCCCTTGAACAAGCACTCCCCCCTAGTGTCGTACATTATCTGTTGTGCGACACATGGCTTGTTGTCTCTTTGCCCCTGCTCTTCGCTCTCTTGCCCGCCCTCTTGTACCCTCTCTTGTACCTCTTACAGGCAAAATGCCCCTACATAGGGCAAATATCGTATTGTGCGACACTACAGAATGCGTTTAGAGACCGATTACAGGGCTGGAAGGTATAAACACTCAACTAGTTATAGGGCTTTACACCTACGAACATACAGCCGAGCATATAGGATATACAGCTTATAGGCTATAAGAGTATATGCTAGCGAGCCTATACCTTATATATGGAATGACGAAAACACGTTTTTGATGTTTTGTTTATCCACAGCCCTGATATATCGCTATATATAGCAGAGTATAAGCCCTTGACAGAAACTCAATAACGTGATATACTGTTATTATGAAACAGTGAAAAGGCGAAAAGGTAAAAACGAGCGGACGGACGGGAGGAACAGAACAGCCGACCGCACAATCCGCTCTACCATTTCACCTTATACAACACAGCTATTCAACCGCTAGTCTATAGGATAAGCAACGAAAGGAAAAAGTAGAACCCTGGCTATATGCCACTACAGCCTTTCACCGCTACCTACTCACTGGCAACCAACCAACCCACCCGCTTGTATAAGCTACCCGCCATTATGTACTCTCTAGCAGATTACAGAGGCGACCAGTAGCCCCACATATACAGGCGGGCGGGGGAATAGCACTATATACACCTACAAACTTTAACCCCTTATATATGAAGCTATACGATACACTACTGGCTAATACAGAGGGTGCAACCATTGACCCCTTGACGTATAAGCCCCGCAATTTCAAGCATGGCTATGCAGTATCACTCACTGACAACGCTTTCAAACCATTTTCACTAGAGGCAACCCGCACAAACGCCCGCAAGCTCAAGGCCTACGCTAAACGCATGAACTTGCAATCCTATTATCTAGGCTACTGGCTAGACAAACAGACTGGCACGGCTTACCTTGACCTATCTATCATACTACAGAAAAAAGCCGAGGCCATGACACTAGCCCGCATATTCAACCAAAAAGCTATTTTCAATTTTTCCACAATGGAGAGCGTATACCTTACAGCATAGACGCACGGCAAGGGATACAACATCACTTGCCCCCGTTTATTCTTTAACTTATAGAGTATGGGATACTATATAGGCAAAATAAAAGGGGAATTTGAGGAGAGGCAAAAAGTAGAAGCAAATAGCATGGAGGAAGCTATTGAAGAACTAAAAGGCAACACAGGAGAGACCATAGAACGCACAGCGACTGGCGATTTAGAAGTCTCAGACGTGGAAGAAGTAGAACAATAAACAACATAGAGAATAAACGCATGGCGAGTACAGGGCAATAATTATATACAATCCCCTGACTTGCCCCCGCTTATTCTTTAGCCATTGTACTATGATAATCAAACATCACCCGACGACTAACTGCTTGCTATTCTTTAGCGGTACAGTAGCAGAACTTCGTCAATTTCTTTTCTTCATTGAAAAAAACTAACTCACAGGATAACTCTATCAATATGATTTTTGGAACTAAAATATATAAGAACGGCAAGAGGTGGGGACGGCTTGAATTCTCTACTGGCAAAGTCATTGTACTAAAACCAAGAGAGCTGGCCGAGCTAGAGGTAAAAATAAACTTTTGGCAAGAGCAAGCACGAGCGAAAGAACGGGAGAACTGCGAGGATAAGCAGAAAAAAAGCACTTAGCACTTGTCAAGTGCGAAGAATAGCAGAGATAATATCAATTATCACTATAAATAATCTAAAAATAACTATATGAACATACCAAAAGCATACAGTATGACATCACCGAGTGGCCATAGCATAGTGGCAAACCAAATTGTTATAAGAACTGGAACCATGGACGTTTTTCAATCATACAACACTACAATCGCTATAAGACAGAACGGAGAGATTACACTAGATAGGAACTCATGGGATTATTCCACAACTACAGGGAAATACCGCAATCAATTTTTGGGAGAAGACAAAGAGGCTACACGCAAGAAGATTGAAAGCGGAGAATATAAACTAGCAAACCTTAACGCTTAATATATGACTGGCAAAACCTTTTTGGTACGTTTTACATACGAGCGACCATACCCGTTTAGCCGAGAGTACAGAATAGAAGCGGGGGGAATGGGTACAGCTATCAATAGAGGATTTAGGCAATTACGCAAGGCTGAAAAGGGCAAAAGGATTAACGAAATGACTGTCAAGATTATCAATTTAGGGACTAACCCCGCTTTAACTACTAACGCTTAACTATATGGAAAAAGAATATATACACACAAACAACAAGGGGAAGTTAGAAGTTATACAACCATTTACATACTTACGAGGTGTTGACAGTAAAGGCAAGCTCATGGGACAAGCCAAGAACGAGGAGGGAGAAGTATTTAATATCTACCCCGCCCCGTGTGATATAGAAACTTGTTATTGTTTTGCTACGGCTGAACCAGTGGAGGGAGAAGAAAAAGCAGATACATGGACTGTAACTGTACGCTTGACAGTCTTTGCGGGAGACATGGACAGAGACAATGTTATATCTAACGCTGAAAGCTTACTGACAAGCATGACTGACGGAAGCGACTTTGCGGGCTTTGTAGTAGTGGACGCTACAAGGGACGAAATATAATATCTAACTATATCAATATGAAAAAAGCGGACATAAGACAATTTATTATAGACCATACAACCGACTGCGACATAAGCTACCGAGGCGGTACGCTGAAAGTAGACGTATCCGAGCTATTCCCGAACGTGGACGAACCTATCATGGGAGCGTATCAAAACTATCTAGGCGGTGGAATAGCGGGATGTATAATCGGAGCGTCAAAATTTGACCCCGAGGAACTTAGCAAAAAAGACCAAAAGTTATTCTATACCCTGAAAGAGGAACTAAAAAAATACTTTTTTGAACTGAACCATGGCGGAGGGGATGAGTACATGGTGGAAGAAGTCAACAGCTACGAACAAAACCAAAAGCTACCCGCAAGCGGATACTAGCCCACGCACATTGCTCTTGATTTTTTCATGAGAGGGCAATGATGTATGGATTATTATATGACTACTTACAAACAATTTAGGAGACGCTATTGCTGGCTTTGTATAAAAGAACAGGCAAGGCGTGTCATGGCGTGGATTATCAAGATTATTAAAAAACTATTTAATTAACCCTTAGTATATGAAGAAGCACGAAATTTTTGTTGGGATAACCAACGACAACGAACTCTATTTTTTAGAGATTGAGAACCCTGGAAGCCCACTACATAGCTTTACAGAACACGACTATTTTTCAATGAGCGGGAGTACATACCGCCTTGTAGAGGAAACAAGAGGGGAAGAAAAAGCACGGGAACGCCTGGAAGACGGAGAACTATGGAAACAGGCCGTGGAGGGGGACAACACAACACAAAGTTTAGAGGATTGGGTGGAGCTTGTACTAGACACGGACGGGTGGGAAAGTATGTTTGACTTTAACTATGATTATTCACCCGTGGAATACAAAGAACAGAACTACTACTTTGATTTTTCTGCTTGCGGGCAACATGAAGTGCCTATTGCTGATATAAAATACTTTGCTATCCCGCAACCCGCATACGCTGAACTGTTGCGTATATGGAAAGAACATCACCTTAAAAAAGAAACCCCACAACTACCTGCAATTGTGCAGAACGTGGATGAGGAACTACAAAAAGCATTCACATACCTTGATGAGCAAGGAGAATTATAAACTTATTAACTTTATATATTATGAAAAAAGAAAAATGTACATGGTGCGATGAGGATATTGGAGAGGAAGACGAAATGTATTTAACAATGAAAGGAGACAAGGTATGCGGTGGATGTTTTGAAAGTGAATGGGAGCATGCGTCAACAATACACAAGTTTAGCCCGAACGGACATGAGACTGCACGTTTTACAGCTAACTTTGGTACGGAAGAAACTGAAAACGGCGATTTTGCGAATGATGAAGACGCTATGCCAACACCTATAGAAAGTCAAAAGTGGGTAAACAGCGACGGGTGGAGAGGATATACCGAATGGGAAGTCATGAGTGGATACGAAAAAATTACCGACGGCTGGATTACAGGCTACCCTGATGAGACTACACCTACCAAAAGAGAGCTAGGGGAATACTTTGAAGACCTGCTAGAGGGCAAGATTTGCCCCCCAGTGCCTATCTATTGGGTGTTTGGTGTAACATCTAACGTCTTTTCATCTGCGTCGTGCATAATCGCACGCAAGGGCGATAGAGAGGCCATTGAAAAATGGCTACTGGAAATTAACGGAGGACTAGAGGAATTTGCTAACAAATTTAATTAAACCTATATGCGTAAAAAATATAATGACAATAGCAAAAACTTCGCTGATTGGACGACTAGAAAACTAAAACAAGAAACTAAAAAACAAAATATAGGTGGTGGCTATGGGTTTAACCAACTACTGGCAGAGCATTTTTTACTAACAGAAATTAAAAAAAGAAAAAAAATATGAGCTTAGAAACTTTACTGGCACTTATATCTCTTGTGGTGGCTATCATAGCTTTCACGCAATAATTGATTATCATATGACCCCCACAAAACAAAGGAAGTGGACTAGAAAGGGCAATTGCCCGCACTGCAACAACAGAACTGGCTCTTTGCATAAAAAAATTTGCCCGCTTGCTTACGCCGACATAGGCAAGATGAAGAAGCCGACTAAAAAAGATAAACTAAAACAAGCCATTATTAAACTGATAATAAAATTATAAATAACTATTTACTTATATGCGTAAAAAATATAATGACAATAGCAAAAACTTCGCTGATTGGACTACAAAGAAATTGAAAGATGAGTATTTAGGATACCACGAGCTGATACACAAAATTGGATGTTATGGGATTAGTGATTTGAGGATGTTTGACGGGATAGGAATGGAACTGGACGAGAGAGGTATAACTATTGATTTAACCCCTGCTTTTAATTAACTATATGAAAACATTTAAAACACTACAGCACTTTGAGAGACGACTACGCAATGGCGTATGTTGGACTGACTGGATAAAAGTGGGAGGGCGTGTGTATAAAATGGTGGAATATGGGGATAAGTATCATGGAGGAAACTATATGTTATTCCAAAATAAGCCGACAACTAACATTATTAGAGTGGACTATCAAGTACCTTGCTTTAACAAGGGCGTACAGAC